GTACTGAAGACCGACGTTAACTACAAGGTTAGGAGTCTCTGCCGTCCACTTGAGCTTACCGTCTTTATCAAAACATTCGACGATGTACTTGCCGGTCGCTTTTGCGCGTTCTTCCATGATTTACCTCAAATTGCTGGAACGGATCAAAGCCGTTGTAGCCGTATTCCCCGGCATCTGTACTTCAAACGTGTTGATGCAGGTCTTATCCGAACCAAAGTCCAAAACAGCGATAGATCGGTTTGCCTTGCTTGTGTTGTACAACAACGCACACCGAGTAGTAAACGCAGCGGGAACCCATAAGACATTATTGAACGTCACCCATGCAGTAAACCCGCTGCTGCTAATTGTCACCCCGGTTACTACGTTTCCACCTGCGCTGTACCCCGTGCCCGTGATCTCGTTGGCCGTCGTGTAGACAGTTGTTGACTCGTCAAGGTTAGCTTCAGCAGTATAAAGCGCAAGCTTCAGCGTGTCCGTTAGCAGGTTGTGAATAGCCTCATACAACTCTGCCTTAAAACTTGTAGTCTGGGTTTGGAGAATCATTTAACCGGATTCCTTACCTGACCATCACGATAAGCATCCATACGCTGTTTGCCGTCACCCAGATTTTTAAGGAGCGCCAACGCCTGCGTGTACATTTCACCATTAACAGCAAACTGATCCTGCTCCGCTTTCAAGAACCGTACGGCTTCTAGCACAGTACCGTTCAAAAGCGCCGAGTCAAAGTTATCACCTAACCACGTAGTTCCGGCAGTGACGATAGATTCCGGATAGTAGTAATAGTGAAGCTCAACGTAATACGCGCTATCCGGCGTCGGACCAACGATGAATGATAGTTCCGTTTCTAAATCTGACCGAGGGCCAAAGATGGCGTAATGCTTTGGTACGCCTTTTGAATTAGGCGCCGGGTACGCCTCACGGATGAAGTTAACGTCTTTGTTTAAAAGGTAAGCGTAGGTGCCGGTGCTGGTATCACCGTTGGTAATAACCGCCAGAGAATAAACAGACAAAAAGTCCGTCGGAGCCGATAGATACTTATTATCAGTGGTCAACTGTCCATAGACGTTCTTACGCAGGTTAGCAATCTGAACAGTGTTATAGATCTTCTGCTCAGCCTGTTTAACAAGCATAGCCATCTGGTCATTGGTGAAAGTATTCTCAACAATGTCCTGAACATTAGCTGACAACTCAGTGTAGTTCACGCCATCGGTCCCCGAGCCATTACACCTTTAGTCGCCGCCCCAGTGCCGCGAATCTTGATGCCGGTAGTCTTGACGTTCTTCTCCGGGTATCCAGAGTTTTTCAAGTCTACCTTCGGGGCAGGTTTGGGCTGCATTCCGTTTTTCTTCATGTCAGATCCCCGTCATGCGCGTACGCCGCATGGGTTTCATTTGGTTTGCAACCTTTGCAAGATTACGCCCCATCTGTTTCATTTGAAGATTTGTTTTTCCACCCTTGGCAAACTTGGTGGGTTTCTTACCGGGGTGCATATTGGCTTCATGCTTATGCACCGCTTTCTTTGCGTCCATGATGACTCCTAAGTCGTGGCAACCGTAACTGTACCAACAGACGTAACCGCTACCAAATAGTTTGGTGTCAGTCCCGCGTCGTTTGCACTTGCTCCACCAACAGGGTTCCAACCCCACTGAATATCTCTTGAACCACCGGTAAGGTTACCGGCTGCGTTTACCCCCGCTGTTACGTAGGTAGTATCCCGCCTTGGGTTCCTGAGCGCTTGCGGGTCATCTACAGGGTACATACCAAGTTGCAACTGCGGTTGGTCTGGGTCCCAGCAGGCTTGACAAACCAAAACGTTAATCTTTTTAGTCTTAACTATAAGTTCGCTAAGAGTTCTAAGCTTAAACCTAAAACCGCATCTATCGCACATGGCGATAGCGATTTTGCCACTGGCAAACCTGTTACCCATTAGGCACCGCTACCAATAAACTGTCGGCGAGGAACAAACCGAACAGCCGCTTTTTCACGGTCTTCACCAGCAGCCAAGTTGAACTGTTCGTCATACACAGCTTTTAGCATCTGCACCCGATCCATTAGCTCGGGCACTTTCATGGCAATGTAGTACGCAAGGCCAGCTACAAGACAGGGCAAAAAGCGGAAGTTCATGTCTCCCGTTTCAATACCGTTACCCGCGTCTTGTACCCGCCTCATACGCCAGTAAGCAAACTGGTACGTCTGTGAGTTATCAGGTGTAAGCCAGACCGTCACTGACGGCAAGTTGGGGTTATAGACTGCAGCTCCGCTTGAATGCCCCGCAGCAGTAGTATTATTTTGTCCTCTGGCTACGCCCATCAGGGTGTTGCCACTGATGTACTGATAGAAGATGTCTTCCGCACCAACACGAATAAAGCCATACGCAGGCAAACCAACAACAGTGTTTAACGCTACGCTTGTTGCGCCAGCCAATAGGTTGCCGCTGAGAGTAGAGGACGTGGGCGATACCGCACCTGACAAACGATTGACCAAAACCTGAATTGGGCGCCCCTGAGCAAGTTTGTTTGGGATCGTGGCGTATGTTGATACGCTGATACGTGTAATGTTTAAGTCTGCTTGGGTGGAAGCAGTATTTTGTCCAGTCCTGATAACGTGTTCTAGTAGGTCGATGGTGTCCAGTGGCAGTGCGTAAGTACTAAGGCCCGGAGTCAGGGTAATAATCCCCGGCTCAATCGTCCACATGTTGATGCCACGGTTCTGCCACTCAATGGTAAGCAGATTCATCGACCTCCGAGCAGTACGCAGGTCATAACCAGAACGCAGTTCGCGCCCAGCCCGCTCCCACGCCTCTTCCGCGATGTCCGTAAACTCTAAGTTAAACGCCGTGGTACCAGAGGTGGTCATCTAAATCTCGCAGTCTTCTGGGCTATGCTTTTGGGTTGAGCTACAAACTGCTTACCCTTTGCTTTTCCGGCTCGTTTTGCTTTGGTCGTTGCCGCATACTCAGCAGGACTCAAGGACTTGATCGCTGCTTCTGGCAGATACCGCTCACCCGTCTTAGAGGAGGGTTTTCCGCTTTTGGTCCGCCACTTTTGCGCGGTCCAGTCAGAGAGCGACTGCTGCGGGGCTTTCAATCTTTATACCCTCCGCCCTTGGCCTTGTATTGCTTCGCCAAGAGCTGAGCTTTTCTCGCGCTCCACTGCCCTGCGGCCGTGCCTTGCGTTGCCGAGGCCTTGATCCTGCTGAACAAGGCTTTCCGCATCCCGGGCTTCGTATAATTCCCAGCTTCGTTCACGCGGCTGACCTTACCGCCTTCTGCATACTCATAAAACGCAGTGTCATCCCGCCGTTGCTTACGCTTAGGCTTTGGCATTTTGCTGGGGCTAATAGCCCCCATTCCGCGAGAAGCCATCATACAAACCGCCCCCGAGTTTTGCCCCGCTGAGCAATACCATCAGCTTTGCGTACAAAACCGCCAGAAGCGTAACCTTCTTTGGCCCCGGTTCTTAAAGCGCGTTCGCGGTCAGTTTTAACTCTACGTTCTTCGCGTTCTTCATCCGATCTTTCACGAGCAACTCTCATAGCTCGTTCTACATCTTGGTTGGCAAATTCTTGTTCAGCTTCATCAGAGAATTCAACTCGCCCCGGTGGCACTGCACCTCGACGCATCAGCGAACCAACTCCGCTTTTCTCAATAGCTTTTTCGACGGCTGGGCCAACTGTTGGGTCGTATTTATCTAAGTCTTCCCCAAACTTTCTCCCGGCTTCTGCCGCGACTCCAAGTAGACCTGCTCGACCCGCAGATCGCAATGTAGCCCTGCCGCCAGCTTCTTGCTGCCTGCGGCGGTTAACTTCACTAAATTTATGTCCGGGGGTAGCGTCAGGACTTAGCCCGCGACCAATACGCCGCATGTCAGCGGCTTGGGAAGCCCCAACATCCTCAAGCAAATTAGGTGCCAAATCCTCAGCGTTTGTTTGATTTGGCGAACGGTAAGGGTAATTAGGCTTGGCAGGTTTGTTGAGGCGTCCCATTTAAATCATCCTTCCTTTTGTCTTGCCCCGCTGAGCAATACCATCGGCCCGCTTAGATGCAGAGCCAACCATGCCGCCCTTGGCAAACCCCAACATTTTGCCTTTTTCGTCGTAAAACCGCTGTCGGTCCGGCGTACCTATACTAATTTCTCGCCTCATCTCTGGGCCTTCTTCGGGGGTAATGGTATATCCACCATACACAGGAGACCTTGGGCCCAGTGCTTCAACTGCCGAACGATTACGTTTACGGACGGGAGTACGTTTTACTTCAACTTCTGAAGGTTCACCTTTTATTGGCGGGCGCTCAACAAAAGACATAGCAGGACTTTCTTCGTCCGCTATTTTTTCTAGCTCGGGCGTATCAACACCACGCCGCCGCATTTCAGCTAACGCACGTTTGTATAGATCGCTTTTGCTAGGCATTTAAATCATCCTTCCTTTTGTTTTGCCGCGTTGAGCGCAACCGTCAGCTCGACTAGAAGCAGAGCTAACTGAACCGCCTTTAGCGTATCCGGCTTCTTGATAAGCCTCGTACTCTCGGGCGGCTTCAGGCACAGACTCACGCATAGCCTTAGCTGCACGGATATCATCCCGGGCAGACTTAGCCATCGTCGGCATCAGGCGAGACAGAAAGTCTTGCTCGCCAGCAATACCTTTCTGCATCATCTCACGAGCTTGTTCTAACTTAGCCCGCTCTTTTTCGGTAGGTTTGCGATAGTTAGGCATATCAGCACTTCCCGCCGCCCATCATCTTCACCTGCATACCTTTGGTCTTGCCTTTCTTGGCAATACCGTCAGCAGCTTTGTGACCAGCAGCAAGGCCACCAGACGCCATCTTTTTGGCGTAGCCGCCTTTCTTCATCCCGGCCTCAGCCATCTCATGCTTGATCATGGACTTAGGAGCGCCTTTTTTCTTCATAAAGGCAATCTCTTTACCCATCATAGCTTTTGATTCTTTCATTTCGCCACCTTTAACTTTACCGACAAATTCCTTGCCGACAGATTGAGGGATTCCAACTTTTTTTGCAAACTCTGGATTGTGGGCCACAGCCTGCATTAACCGTTCTTGTTTAGCGCTGCGGGTTGGCACGGTGTGCCTCCATAAACCGGTCAATCTTGACTTCTAACCTGTCTAACCTGTCTAGCACCCGGTTGATATCTGCATGAACCTCAGTCTTAGTAACGTACTCTTTTGCTACTTCTTCTCGGGTTTTATTGAGAAGAATAGTAACTCTAGTAAGCTCCTGAGACTTCTCTCGTAAGATATAACCCACAATTCCGATAGCGCCTGTAAGTAACAGGTTCCAAACCATTGATTCCATCTCAGCACTTCCATCTACGTCTTGCTTGACGCAAGCGACTATTGGGATCTTTTGCCGCCTCTGGGAACTGTTTCATCTGCCCCGCCGAACGAGCACAGAACGACTTCCTGCGCTTGGCTCTTTCAGGGGATGGTTTGTCTTCCGTAACAGCGGTTTGTAGCTTAGAACCGGGATTAGCACGGCGGAAGGCTTTGACGCCTTTCTCCGTCATCCCGGCACCCTGCTTGGTAGGCCGGAAATTGCCAGACTTAACAGAAGTCTGAATCCCCATACCTTTTTTATTCATTACGCCCACACCCTAACAGGAGAAGAAGGTGCCACAATAAAACCTTTTAGCCCATTAGGGCAAGTCTTATCAGCACTCAGCCTGACGTTCACGTGCCACCCC